CCGCTTTTCCAGGCGTTTCTCAACAAAGCAAGTCAACGGCGCGCGAGCGCCTCGTCGCTTCAATGAAAAACGCGGTACTCAGCGGTCCCCAGAGACCCAGGATGTGCCTTAGCCTCCTCGTCAGAACTATCGACAAACGCTACGACTTGTCGCGTTGCCTTCTTCTTCTTTTTAAGACTGGATTGATACATGGCGTCCAACTGCGCTATTTTCTGGCGCATCTCATCCATCTCCACCTCGTTGACATCTCTGTCAGCTCGTTCTTTCAACAGTCGACCATGCTGCATCTCTATTTTCGGCACGAACTTTGGGCTCGACGCCAAGACTGCATTTGCTAGGTCTCCCACTGAATATACTCTGAACAGAGAAACCGACGTAGTGGAGAGAGTTGGGGCTGTCGTGCCCGTGTATGTTATAGTGGGGTGGAACGTAGCGTTACCGCCAAGACCCACAATCCACAAAGCATTCACAAGCCAGCCAGCCGTCATGTTTGATCCTGTCGCAAAAGAAGGATTTGTGGCAATCGATGTCTCAAGAGTCACACCTGTTGGGTTTAAGCTCATAGTAACATTCGACGCGTTAGCCGTGGATGGTTGGACCACCGGAACGGCACACACGGCCACATAAGGCCCCACGGGCATATTGTCTATCGTCACGGTCCCCGCCGTGTCGTACGAATACGTTAGGTTTGTGCTCGGAAAACTCACAATGTCGGCACTAACAACCGTCCCGCTAAACACGTTCGTCAGACTCACCGGGGGCGCTCCCCCGGCTAGTGCCAACGCCCATGCCTGCTCGACGGTCGCCGCTGCCAACTGTGGAATGTAAAATTCGATCTCATAATCGATGTAAATATTTCCACACGATAAGTTCGCCGGCAATGAACTCGCTGCGAATAAGTAAAACACGCCCTGATACACGAGTCGTGACTCAGCCGACGACAAAGACGTGAACAGCGTGGTAAAATCATCAACGACCCCGAAAGGCCATATCTGAGATTCCCACACCTGACAAATCTCCTGTCCGAAGTGAGCCGCTGCCTGATTCATGTTATCGGGCGCGTCCATAGTTATCAAATTATCAACATCATAGTCCCCAAAACCGATCAACTGACCAGCTTGTGTAGCCGGCGCAGTCGGTTCATAAATGAAAGCAAGCTTTCGGAACCTGTAACGTTGGTAAAGAGGCGCGAATTGCAAAAGCCTCGTTTTGTCGAAATTGTTTGGGTTAATTAAAATCCTGGCCAGGATGTCCCCGGGGGAAGCCGAGCTACTATTGGTAAGAACCGATTGTAGCAACTCAGTGCCCCTGAGTACATCACAAGTACCATATTTTCCTCCGCCCTCAGTCGACATTCGAGGCATAACAACCTGCACATTCGAACTGTGTTGAGCAACACCAACGGTGTCATTGCGGACACCGCGGGTTCCACTGCCCAACTTGAAACCGCCAACACTGACCGGCCCGGCATCGAACTTGTCGAAACCGAGAAACCAGCGTTTGTTTCCTTTCGCCTGGCTGCGTCTTAATGGCTGAAGAGCCCGCACAGCCCCTGGATTGGTAGACTTAACTGATCTAGCCCCTCGAACTGGGGTAATCGCACCTGAGGCGCGCCTCCTCCTAGCTCGGGCTTTCTTTGAGACTCCCTGACCTGGTGGTTTTGCGCTTTGAAGCGTAATACCAGGTTGAACTTTCACACCCCAGCTCCTCGTAGCCCGTTCGGAAGCCACCACCATAGCTTGAGCCAGTGGTGAATCCCTCGGAAGTGTGAAATTGAAGACCCGTCTGCCAGGTTCAAGCTCGTCCACTCTAACCCCCAAGATGTTGTAAAAATCTCCTGCCGCACGCTCGAGAACCATCTCGAGCGGCACTCTCTGGGGGGGTTGATAAGTGATCTTGCCACGGACCGCTCCCTCCTCGACGGAATACATTCGAGAACCATCGGTGACACCTTTTGAGATGTCCCACATGATCCATCCTTCCGCCGAGCGCTGGGGTCGAACCCGCATAGCCCTTGTCTGGCCGTCGTCTCCTCTGTACCTGATCCTAAAATCGGGTGTTCTTGGTATTTCTTCGACAGAATGATCAATTCTAAGTGCTGCCTGTTCCGTTCCTTCGCTTGCATCCGCACTCCCTGCGGCTTGCTTTCCTTTATCCTCCGACTCTCCAAAGATACTCTCGAGGTTCTCAATGTTAATTTCATCCGCCATCACTTTTGAGTATGTACCACTCAAAACACTCCCATGTGTTCGGCCGACCCTGTGTTGTTTGATGGCGTCGATGCGTAAAAAACCCGCCTCGACACGTATGTATGATAAGCGCGCTGCCTCTACGCTGGGTATTGGCATATCTGGCGGCCACAATCCCTTCGACCTCAGGCGAGCCACGAGTGAGTCAACCACTTCAGCTTTATCACTAAAGCAAAGGTTATGAATCAAACCCATTATCCTCTCGGCTCGTCTTCGGGCGGTCATGCGACCACAAGAATACGCCAACGCGTAAAACATCCGCTCCTCTGAATACTTAGGCACGTACCAGCTCTTCCCAAACTTTGTCCATGTTGCATTTTTGGCCCCTAAGAACTGAATTGATTCGACATTCGAGGAAATCTCATATTCCTGTACATTCATGCCGAATTTCTTAAATACATCCCTAACGTGATCCTCTGAAATCAAACTCTCTTCAAGAGAGCATCCTTGAATATCATCCGAGTACACAAAACATCGCCATGTTTTCATGCACTCCCCGTAGTCCGCCTTCTTTCCTTGCTTCTTGCACCATTCGATATAAACGCAAAAAAGCAAAAACAAGTGAATAATCGTATTGTCCGTGGAGGTGCAAAACCTCCCCGACTTAGCGCCCATGTCCGTAGCCCAAACCTGTCCGTCAAAAGTTATTTCCAAGGCCCTCGCGGCCTCTTCATAAAGAAATTGTAAATCTTCTTCTGACAGAACTACGTCTGGAGCGAACATCTTCCTACGCAGGCGTGCTGCGACGCCCAAAAGCATAGGACCTTGCGCCTTGTCGAAGTATTGTACATCCCACCTAAAAAGCTTTCCTTTTCCCTTGCGGAAATCCTCAAGCTCTTTAACAAACGCGTGCCAGCCCCCAGCCTCCTTTTTGAAGCCTAGGGCCGACCATGTCTGCCGCGTGAACTCTAGCAGCGCCTCTTCCATCTCCTGGAAATAGCGCTTCTCTAACAACAAATACTCAAGCGGAGGGTTCTTGAACAACCTAATCTTGTGATTGTTTATATTCTCCTCTTCCATGTACTCAGTTTTACCAGTTACTTTCCAAATGGGTCGCGGTCTATCCGCACCCGGCTTGCAGTAATCCCTAAAATAACCAAAATGTTTG